CCCTCGAGTTACAAAAACCACACCTGAAAAGGTCGAAATTTATGGCTAAAAGGGGCAAATTAGCCGAAGGGAACGCAATTTATTCTTATTATCAGGGCATAAAAAACGGAACGTACCACGTTGGCGAGTGGGTAAGCCTTGTTTATGAGTATTTAGTCCACGGGCTAGAAGAAAAGCGGTTCTTTTGGGATCAGAAACTGGCAAACGATGCAATAAACTGGATTGAAACGCATTGCTTCCACGTTGAAGGCATTCTTGCGCCGGGGGCGTTCATTCTTGAACCTTGGCAGAAGGCGTTTATTTCTGCGTTGTATGGGATCAGGGATGAAAAGGGTAACCGACAGTTTCATGAGGTTCTTTTAGTCGAAGCGAGGAAGAACGGCAAGTCGATAACAGCCGCATCGATTGCGAATTATGAGTTTCGGCAATACGGGGGATTCGGGGCGCGGGTTTACTGCGTCGCGCCGAAGTTGGAACAGGCCGACATTATTTATAATAACTTGTGGGCAATGATTCAACTTGATCCTGAATGGAAAGAAGCAAAAGAGCGGCTGTCAGCGAAGGATCACACTGGGCGAAAGTTGGAAGATGATTCCGAACTGGCCAGACACAGGCAGAGCGACCTGTATATACCGCGAACAAACAGTAGCGTAAAGAAGATCGCTTTTAACGCGAAGAAGTCTGATGGTTTTAACCCTTCATTCACGATCTGCGACGAGATCGCATCGTGGGAGGGCGATAAAGGGCTGAAACAGTATGAGGTCATGAAGTCTGCAATGGGGGCGCGGCCTGACGGAGTTATCTTATCGTGTACGACTTCTGGTTATATAAACGACAGCATATACGACGAACTGATAAAACGATCCACAAGGTTCTTATTAGGCGACAGCAAGGAGAAAAGGCTGTTGCCTATTTTGTACATGGTTGACGATGTAGACAAATGGAACGATATAAACGAACTGGAAAAGGCTAACCCGAATTTAAATATTTCCGTTCCTGCCGATTATCTCCTGGAAGAAATCGCAGTAGCGGAAGGCTCATTAAGTCGCAAGGCCGAGTTTATTACGAAACATTGTTGCATCAAACAAAATTCGTCTTTGGCATGGTTGCCGTCAGAGGTGGTCGTTGATGCGTGCAGTGATCAGCTTAACCTGGAAGACTTCCGTGAATGTTACTGTGTTGGCGGGATCGATCTTAGCCAGACACGCGACCTGACCAGCTGCTGCATCGTGGTCCAGAAGGAAGGCCGGCTTTATGTATTTTCTCGGTTCTTCTTGCCGGCTGAGAAACTGGACGAAGCGAAAGAGCGCGACGGAATCCCGTACGACGCATATGTTACGCGGGGACTGCTTACTCCGTCCGGAGACAATTTCGTTGACTATCACGATTGCTATCAGTGGTTTGTTGATCTGGTTGAGAAGTATCAGATCTATCCGCTCTGGATCGGCTATGACAGATATTCCGCGCAGTATCTCGTTCAGGATATGAAAGCCTACGGATTCCACATGGATGACGTTTACCAGGGCGACAATCTGTATGGCGTCATGATGGAGATGCAGGGACTGCTTGAAGACCGGAAGATCTGTGTCGGTGATAACGATCTGCTGAAGATCCATCTGTTGGATTCTGCGATCAAGATGAATGTTGAGCGTGGCCGGGGGAAACTTGTGAAGGTGACGCCGAAGGCACACATCGACGGATGTGCAGCGCTCCTGGACGCGTTGACGGTGAGGCAAAAATACTTTGCCGAAATCGGAGAACAACTTAAAAATTGAGGATTGGGGAATGGGACTTTTTGAGACTATCTTCGGGAAACGCCCGAAGGAAAAAGGTGTATACCAGGGCAGCTATAAGATGCTCAATGGCTACACGCCCAGCTTCACATCATACGGAGGATCTCTGTATGAATCTGAACTGATTCGCGCTGCCATTAATGCCAGGGCGGTCCATATCTCGAAATTAAAGGTTGATACTCAAGGATCTGCGAAGCCGGCACTTCAGAACAAGCTCCGGCACGGTCCCAATGAGTTTCAGACTTGGGGGCAGTTCCTTTACCGGTTATCAACAATCTTGGACGTCCATAACACTGGGTTCATTGTGCCGGTTTATGACCAGTACGGTGAGCCATCTGGAATATTCGCCCCTATTCCGGAAAGGTGCGAGGTCGTCCAATATTCTAATGTGCCGTATTTGAGGTACACGTTCTCGAATGGCGACAAGGCAGCCATTGAACTGGCCAACTGCGGTGTGATGACCAAATTCCAGTATCGTGATGATCTGATGGGCGAAAGCAATGCCGCGCTGATCCCGACGCTAGATCTGATCCATATCCAGAACCAAGGCATCAAGGAAGGCGTTCGATCGGCGGCCAGCTATCGCTTCATGGCACAGATGAGCAACTTCACGAAAGCGGAGGATCTGGCCAAGGAGCGCAAACGGTTCACCAGGGAGAACTTCTCAGCTGAAGCAGAAGGTGGCGGGATGCTTCTTTTCCCGAACACGTACACCAACATCCAGCAGATCAAAGCGGATCCGTGGGTAGTGGATGCCGAAGAGATGAAACTGATCCGGTCGAACGTCTTCGAGTATTTCGGCGTGAATGAGGACATCTTGACCAATAAGGCATACGGGGATGCGTGGTCGGCCTTCTATGAAGGGTGCTGTGAAAGCTTCTCCATCCAGTTTTCGGACGTATTGACCAAGATGATTTTTACGTTCCGTGAGCAAAGCCAGGGGAATCGTGTGATCGCAACAGCGAACAGGCTCCAGTATATGAGCAACCAGGACAAACTGAAGGTCAGTTCTGAAATGCTGGATCGCGGGATTATGTCGATTAATGAGATTCGTGAGATCTGGAATCTAGGGCCGGTTGACGGTGGCGATTCCAGGATAATCAGGGGCGAATATTACAACGCTGATCAGAAAGTTGGGGATACCAAAAATGAAGGATAACAGAGAATATCGGTGCATGGAGCTCCGGATCCTGCCGCCTGAGGAAGGTGAGGAGAGGAGTTATGTCGTTGAAGGCTATGCGTCCACTTTTGAACCGTATGTTCTGTTCAGTATTGACGGGATCGATTATTCAGAGCGAATTGAACCGACGGCATTCGACAATGCAGATCTGAGCGATGTCGTCTTCCGGCTGGAACATCAGGGAAGAGTTTACGCAAGGACTTCTGCCGGCACGCTGCAGCTGTGGCCGGATGAGCATGGCCTATTCACAAAGGCAGATCTTGGAAAAACGCAATCGGCAAGGGATGTGTTTGCTGACATTGAGGTGGGGAACTATCCCAAGATGTCGTTTGCTTTTGCTGTCGCAGAAGATGGCGATAGTTATGATAAGTCGACACATACAAGGACGATCCACCGGATCGCAAAAATCTATGATGTGTCGCCTGTTTCGTTTCCGGCTAATCCGGGGACAGAGCTGAGTGTTTCTACGCGCTCTTTCTTTGACGGAGTGATCGAAGCGGAGCGAGCGGAGAGACTCGATGCGGAGAAGCGCGAGGCTCAGAAGCAGAGGATAAGAATTCTTGCAGAGGTGTGAGCATGGAACTGAAAGAAATGACAGCAGAGCAGCTCCTGGAACAGCGTTCAGCGCTGAAGGATCAGGTGGATGTTGAAGGCGCCGATCTGGATCAGATCGAAGCTGACGTCCGTGCGATCAACGAAGAGCTCGAAGCAAGGAAGGCCGCAGAGGCCGAGAAGGCCGAAGTCCGTGCTGCAGTGGCAGCCGGCGAAGGCGAAGTTATCAAAGAAATCAATAAAGTAAGTGAGGAAAGAAAAATGTACGGTGTAGAATCTGTTGAATACCGTGATGCATGGGTCAAGAGCCTGATCCATCGTGAACTCAATGAGGAAGAGCGTGCAGCTCTGTCCAGCGCCGGCGCGGTGATCCCGACCATGACCGTGAATGCGGTTTGGGATCGTCTGATCAAAAAGGCTGATCTTCTTGCGAAGGTCGATGTGTCCCAGTTCCCGACTTATGTCCGGTTCCCGGTCGCCACGACTGTCAATGCAGCTGCTTCCGGTGTTGTTGGCACGACCATCACGGAATCCAGCGACGTGGTCGACTATGTTGATCTCGTTCCCAATGACTATGTGAAGCTCCTGACTGTGGGTGCTGACATTGAGCATATGGCCATCCCGGCAGTTCATGACTGGATCGTCAACAACCTGACTGATTCCATCGCATATGCGATTAACAAGGACATCCTCGTTGGATCCGGCACGAATGCTCTGAAGGGCATCAAAGAATCCGTCAATGCGAGCGGCACGGCAATCCCGGCAACCGTTACCAAGGCCAGCATCCTCAAGATCATGGCTTCTCTTGGTTCTCGTTACCAGGACGGCGCAATCTGGATCATGACTCCGGAAATGTTCTACGAGAAGATCATCGCTCTCCAGGACTTCGAAGCCTACACCATCAACGATGGGTTCCAGTTCAAACTGTTCGGTCACGATGTCGTTCTGATGAGCGAAGCGCTGATCAGTTCCAAGGAGACCATCTTCTACGGCGATCCGAAGGCCTACAAGGTGAACATCTTCAAGCCGATCGAAGTCAAGCCGTTTGAGTCTCCCACGACCACGAACTTCCAGTTCCGTGGCGCTTGCATGGCTGACGGTGAGCTGCTCGACACAAGCGCGTTTGTCCGGTTCGCTCAGACCTGATCGAGTTAGGAATGGGGCGAGCGTATGAAAACGATGATCTTAATCCCTTGTATGGATTTGGTGCAGGCGCGATTCATGCGCTCGCTACTACTTCTCGACAAGGTGGGCGATGTGACCTATGGGATCCATTACGGGTCATTGATCTATGATTCGAGAAATCAGCTCCTAGATGCCGCAAAGCAGACGGGAGCTGATCGTCTCTTATGGTTCGATTCTGATATGGACATCCCTTGGAATGCAATGCGGATACTGTCCGAAGATCTGGACAACGGGTATGAAATCGTCAGCGGACTTTACTTTAAACGCAAAGAGCCGTACACACCGACGATCTTCAGTGATTGTGATGTGATGAAGCTGGGCAATGGTCAGCTGCTCCCGCTGCATACGACTTACGAAGATTACCCGAAGGATCAGATCTTCGAGGTGGCCGCATTCGGTTTCGGCTGCGTCATGATGACAATGGATGCTGCCAAGAAGGTGACAGGCGAGTTCGGCTTGATGCCGTTCATGCCGACAGCCGGCTTCGGCGAGGATCTCAGCTTCTGTATGCGCGCAAGAAAAGCCGGGATAAAACTCTGGTGTGATAGTCGCGTTAAGTGCGGCCACATCGGTCTGAAAGTCTACATGGGTGAGTGATATGTCATCGAGTCAACTTATAACCGTAACGAAACTCGCGCTGCGGATTACGACGGACGTATTCGATCAGCAGATCCTTTTACTGATCGATGCTGCCCTGGTTGATCTTGGGATAGCAGGAGTGGTCGTTCCTGAGAAAATATCTCCGATCGTTACTCAGGCGGTCATCACATATGTCCGGATGAACTTCGGCGCTCCTGAGGAGTATGATCTGTTGAAACGGTCTTACGACGAACAGAAGGCACAGCTGGCGACGGCCACCGGGTTCACCAGGTGGGAGGGATAAGATGGACAGAAGCGCAGTTCTGACTCTGATCAAGGAAGTACAGGAACAGGATGAGAACGGCGTTTGGCGTTCGTCACTGGTTACCAGGGATGTCTTTTGCCGGGTCGGATCTATAACCAGATCCGAGTTTTATGAGGCTGGACGGAACGGCTTGAATCCTGAGTTTGTGCTGACGATGTTCGCTGGAGATTATTCCGGCGAGCGGATCTGTTCTTTGAATGGCCAGACATACTCCATTTATCGCACGTATCTCGAGCGGAATGACACGTTAGAGTTGTACGTCATCCGGAAGGGTGGATCCAATGGCCAAAACGATAAATCCTGAGCAGCTGCCGGAAGAGATCGATCAGATCCTGGCTGATTATCAGTCCGGGGTGATTGTTGGAATAAACAATGCTGTCAAGAAACTGGCGAACAAAGGCAGAAACGCTGTCAGGAGGAATGCCCGCGCTGCATTCAGTGGCAAGAAGGGCACCAGGCGAAAATACTCGAATGGATGGATGTACAAGATGGGCTACGGCAGTAACCGATGGGCCGCCAGCGCGGTTATCTATGAGGGGAAACAGCCGGGCCTCGCGCACCTCCTTGAGCATGGCCACGCAAAGGTTGGCGGTGGTCGAACATCTGGGAAGGCGCATATCAAACCGGTCGAGGATCAGATAGTGAATGAAGCGATCCGGACCGTGAAAGGCGAGTTATGACATATTCAGATGTTCAAACCATGCTAGCGCAAGTTGATATTCCGACTGCGTATTATCAGTTCCCGGATAACACCGGGATACAGCCGCCGTTCATCTGTTTCTATTATTCCGGCAGCCGTGATGTGTATGCGGATAATCAGAACTACCAAAAGATCGAACACCTAGTTGTCGAGTTGTATGTTCGGGAAAAGGACTTCACTCTTGAATCTACGTTGGAAAGTGCTCTTCAGAGTTCGGGGCTGACGTGGACGAAAGAAGAGTCCTATCTCGACGATCAGGGAATGATTGTTAATGTTTACGATACGGACGTAATTATTACGGACGCAATTAACACGGAGGAATAAAAAATGTCTGTTACTGAAAACAAAGTCAAATACGGACTTGACAAAGTATATTATGCGGTAGCGACGCTCGCATCCGATGGGACTGCGACGTTCGCAGCTCCGAAGCCCTTCCCTGGCGCTGTGGATCTGTCCATGGATTCGAGTTCAAGCCTTGAGAAGTTCTGGGCAGATAATATGCCGTACTATCTCTATAACACTGAGTCTGGCATTTACAGCGGGACTCTTGAGATGGCATATCTTCCGAGTGACTTCCGGAAAGACTGCCTCGGAGAACTTGAAGATGCATACGGCCGTCTTTATGCGGACACGGATGCAGAACTTCCGCATTTCGCTCTCCTGTTCCAGTTCAAAGGCGACCAGCACGGGATCCGGCACGTACTGTATAACTGCGTGGCCAGTCAGCCGTCGATCGCTAGCCATACGACTGAGGGAAGCAATGAACCCCAGACGGAGTCCGTCGATATTACTGCTAACCCGGTGTATTTCGCCGGTGTTGACAAGAACGTCACGAAGATGCGGGCATATGAAGGTGATACCGGATATTCAACCTGGTACACTTCTGTTGTAACTCCTGCGGCTTCGACCACTTGATGACGGAGGCTGATTATGCGAGGGGCGATCAAAATCGGGACAAAGGATGTGGAGATGCTTGCGAACGCGGCATCTCCTTATCTTTACAGTCAGCTATTCCATGAGGATTTCCTTCAGATCCTTCAGAACAATCCATCTGCGAATATCTTCGAAAAGATGGGCTATGTGATGGCTTGTCAGGCAAGTATGCCGATCGAAGAACTGTTCAAAGGTTTGAAACTTGAAGACTTCTATAAATGGCTCGGAGAGTTTGAACCGATGGATATTTTGAATGCATCGAAGGAGATCGCAGAACTATACGCGGGGCAGGAGGTTCAACTGTCCAGCCCAAAAGCAAAGGACGCCTGACGGAGCGTCCATATACGACTGGTCTGTATCTACTCCGGTGCTTACAGCTCGGGATCCGTCTCCCGGATCTGCATCAGCTGGAGTATGGGCAGGTCATTGATCTCTTAGTCGAAAGCGGCAACGACGGCTGCGAGTATCGCGAGCTGGCGACGCAGGAAGACTTTGATAGATTCTAACGAGGTGCCGATATGAGCATGGCAGGAAACATTCGAGGCCTTACCATTCAGATCAATGCCGATGTGGGCGGTCTGAAGGGTGCTCTGGGTGAAGCTTCAAGAGAAGCACAGAGTTTATCCAAGGATCTCGAAAAAGTTGGAAAAAACATAACGAATATCGGGAAAGACCTGACGAAGTCTGTCACCGTTCCGATCGTCGCCGGTTTCACGGCTGCTATCAAAACCACAGCTGATTTTGATCAGGAGATGGCAAAGGTGGCCGCTGTCTCCGGTGCGACCGGGGAGGACTTTGACCGCCTCAGGAACCGTGCCAGGGAGATGGGAGAGCAGACACTACACTCTGCCACCGACGTGGCCGATGCCATGTACTACATGGGCCTTGCCGGTTGGGATGTACAGGAAATCTATGATGGTATTCCTGGCGTCCTGGATCTGGCAACGGCATCCGGTGAAGATCTCGCACGAGTTTCCGATATTGTCACTGACGCGATGACCGCGTTCGGTCTTGAAGCAAAGGACACCAGTCATTTTGTAGATGTTCTGGCACAGACGACCAGAAGTTCAAATACCGATGTCGACCAGCTGGGCGAAGCATTCAAGTACGTCGCTCCGATGGCCGGCGCGATGGGATACAGCATTGATGATGTCGCCCAGGCTCTTGGCTTGATGGCAAATAACGGCATCAAGGGGTCTATGGCCGGCACGGCACTCAGGAACGTGATCCAGAGGATGGCCAAGCCGACCAAGGAGTCCGGCGAGGCAATGGAAGAGCTTGGCCTTTCGATGCTCAACGCTGACGGATCCGCGAAGACACTTTCCGAAGTTATGGAAGATATGCGCGGAGCGTTCGGTGATCTGTTGCAGCCTTCAGCTGAATTGCAACTTCAAATCGATGAGTTGAATCAGCAGATGGATGATGGATCCATTTCTGAGGAGGAATACCTCGAACGCCTGGAAGGCCTGGCAGATGCCGCGTACGGTGCCGGATCAGCTGAGAAGGTTCGCTATGCAGCCATGCTGGCCGGTGCTCGCGGGATGCCTGGTCTCTTGGCAATCGTGAATACTGCGGAGAAGGATTATGACGGTCTTGCCGGTGCAATCGAAAACGCAGACGGTGCGACACGAGAGATGTCTGCTCAGATGGAGAATACGACCACCGGGCAGATGAAAATCTTGATCTCAAAACTGGCTGAGTTGGCGATCCAGTTCGGAGACATCCTGACGCCGGTCATCAAAGAAGTCATTAACTATCTGAAAGGTGTCGTGGACTGGCTCAATCAGCTTGACGAGCCGACTAAGAAAACGATCATCAAAGTGGCAGCCATCGCAGCTGCGATCGGTCCGTTGCTGGTGGTGATCGGAGCTTGATCACTGGGATCAGTGGAGTTGTTGCAGCGTTTGGTCTGATCGCGTCACCTGCGGGAGTAGTGATCGCTATAATTGCTGCGATTGCCGCTGCTATTGCTATCCTGATCATCAAATGGGACGACGTCAAGTATGCTTGCCAGGTGGCCGTTGATGCAATCAAGGACACTGTCGAGGACATGAAAAAGTCGATTTCGACACGGGTCCAGCAGATCGGTGATGCAATAAAGCAGGGATTTACTTCTGCTGTTGAAACTATGAAATTCCTTTGGGAATCCGCAAGAATCGCAGTTAATGACACATGGGATGATATCAAGCGCACTGTAACGACACGTGCGAATCAAGTCCGTGATGGTGTGTCTTCGGCGTTTACAAATATGCGGGATAAGTTCACTGGGATCATGGACACGCTGAAGACTTCTGCGTCTGAGCGTTTCAATAACATCAAGGATACAATCAAGAGTCGTCTTGAGCAGATTAAGAATCTGTTTAACTTCGAGTGGAAACTTCCTAAGATCAAGCTCCCACACTTTTCATGGAGTTGGAAGGATGTAGGAGGGCTCATAAAGCTGCCGAACATTAAGGTCGAATGGTATCGGAAGGCGTACGATAATCCGTATCTTTTCACAAGTCCGACTGTTATGAATGGGCGGGGGTTTGGAGATAAATCTGGATCCGGAGAGATCGTATACGGACGCGACCAGCTGATGCGAGATATCGCTGATGCAACTCAGGGAGATATCACAATTAACATTTATGCCAGTGAAGGTATGAATGTGAACCAGCTGGCCGACAAGGTTCAGCAGCGGCTGGCTCAGCTTCAGAAACAGAGGTTAAACGCGTATGCGTAATTACTTTATTTTCGGAACGATCGACAGTCGCAATTATAACGTCTATATCTCAGGGACAAATGTGTTCAATGCGCCGGAGCGTGCATATGAATTCATTGATGTCCCTGGGAGAAATGGCGCGGTAATCGGGCCGGAGCGTCGCTTCAATAACATCGAGCTTGGATACCCAGCGTTTATTTACAGTTCATTCCAGTCGAAGATATCTGATCTGTGCAATGCGCTTTCAGCTGTTAAAGGATATGCCAAACTGACTGACAGTTATCACGCTGACGAGTTCAGGATGGCCACGTTTATCAATGGGATCGGCGTAGCACCGACCAGATCGCTCCATGCTGGCAAGTTTGATCTGTATTTCAGTTGTAAACCGCAGAGATATCTGAACTCCGGCGCGACTGTGGTCACAGTAGCAAACGAATCAACGCTGAACAATCCGACGAAGTTCGACTCGCTCCCCAGGATTGAGGTGGTCGGGTACGGAGATCTTGAGATCGGGGACCAGACAATCACGATTGATAATATTTGGCCATCAATAGTTATTGACTCAGAGCTGGGCGATTGCTTCTCTGGGACCTATAACGCGAACGGTCAGGTATCATTCTCGACGAACGATCTGCCGGTCTTGGCGCCTGGGAATAATTTGATTTCGTTTGACAACACGATTACATCAGTAAAAATCACACCGAGGTGGTGGCGTTTATGATACCGATCCTTTTCCCGGCTGATGAGGTTCTGTTTGATTCGAATGGCCTTGGACGTCTGGTCGATGTCATTTCGTGTGTTGTTACGGAAGAACGAAATGGAATTTACGAGTGCGAGTTCGAGTACCCGATCGACGGGATCCGATACGATCAGATCGAGATTGGAAGAATTGTCTGCTGCTCTCATGAAGAAGGTGGAGACAATCAACCGTTTGTTGTATATCGAAAGTCTGCGCCGATTAATGGGATCGTAACTTTCAACGCCCATCATATCAGCTATAAACTCCGGAACGTAATTGTCGCACCATTCCAGGCGACCAGCGTGGCCCAGACATTCCAGCGGATCAAGGAAAACGCGATCACGGATTGTAAGTTTAGTTTCTGGACGGATAAAACGACGGTTGGAGTCTTTCAGACTAATCTGCCAAAATCTGTCAGATCTATGCTCTTTGGATCCGAAGGTTCAATCCTGGACGTGTATGGGACCGGAGAGTATGAGTTCGACAAGATGATGGTCAACTTGTGGCTGCATCGTGGAGCTGATAAAGGTGTCACGATTCGCTACGGAAAGAACCTGGTAAATCTTGAGCAGACTGTCAACGCAGAGGATTCATACTCGGCGATAATCCCGGTCTGGCATGGTGAAAACGACGAATACGTATACGGCGGGTTAGTAACGGCAGATAATCTTCCTGTCGTTTCTGAGGTCTGGACAAATGAGGACAATGTTGTTCTCCAGGATGATCAGGGGAATGATCTTGAACTGGCAGCTCCTCAAGTCGTGGCCGTTGTTTATGATTTCACTGATCGTTTTGAGGTAAGGCCTTCGGAATCTCAACTAAATGAAGCCGCAAGAAATTTCCTCAACAATAATAAACCGTATCTTCCGGATGAGAATCTTGTGGTTGATTTCGTCCAGCTCTCCGGCACAGATGAATATGCTGATTACGCACCACTCCAGACTGTCAAGTTGTGCGATACCGTCCACGTAATCTATTCCGCGCTCGGAGTAGACGTCGCCTTGAAGGTTATCCGGACAACATACAACACGCTCCTGGATCGGTATGATGAGATTGAACTTGGGAAGGCTCGGACAACCTTCGCCGAATTGCTAATGTCTGAGACTTCTGAGGCAATCGGCATCAACAAGCAGCAGACGCTGAACGCCATGCAGGCCGCGATCGAGAACGCAACCAATCAGCTGACCGGCATCAATGGGAACTCCCATGTCGTATTCAAACGGAATGATTTCGGCGGGGTCGAAGAGATCCTGATCATGGATACTGATGACATGGAAACGGCTCTGAATGTATGGCGGTACAACTCAGCTGGATGGGGGCATTCGTCAAACGGTATAGATGGCCCATATACTCTGGCCGCGACGCAGGACGGCCACATGGTCGCAGATTTTATTACGACAGGAAAGCTCCAGGGATATAGTGACAATAACTATTGGGATCTGGTGAACGGGATCCTGGTCGCTGAGAACGGAAGGATCGGGGAGTTCTCGATCGATTCGACTGGCCTGTATTACGAAGCCGATCTCGGATATCCGGATTTTGCTATTGCGTCGATCGGATATAACCAACTGTATT